TGTGCCGGTATAAGTTGTCGCAACCTCGATTATGCCGACAGTATCCCCGGCCGGAGTCTGTTCCAGGCTGTCCACGTCCACCTGACCCATCCAGGTCGGCAGGCCGCCGGCCTCCCAGGTGACGCCGTTGTCCTTGGACCACCGGAAGGTGGCCTCACCGATCGCTTCGCCGTCGTCGATGCTGTCAATCTGCGCCAGCCAGCTACGGGAAAAGGCGGAGCCGGTGTAAGCCCCGGAGGGTGTCAGGGTGGCTAAACCATCACCGGTTTTGGCCACCGGGGAATAATCCCGGGGCGTAAAAGTATAATTCGTCAGGGCAGTCACCCCGGCGAAATAGACAGCCAGGACCCGGCTGACAACATGACCGGCCAGAATATATTTGTTATTGGTGCCGTTGTTATCTTTGATCAGGGGCGGGGTATAGTTCTTTACACGGCCATAGACCTCCGGGGCATACTGGCCCCAAGAGCCCTCCGGGACCGTATCGTCCTCCGGTATCTCGTAAGAGGGGATTTCCTTCCGCTCCAGCCAGACACTTTTGTCGGCCAGTTCCAGGGTCAGCGTGTTGGCATCATAATTGACGCCGTTGACATAGCCCGCGAAGACAGGCTGAAAATCGGCATAGTTAAAGCCTTCACCGCCGAGGAGGATGGTGCAGGGCTGCCCGGCAAAGCTGTATGAGGAGGAGTCCAGGAGCGTGGCCCAGGCGACGGCATTGGCCGGATCCGGCCGGTAGGTCGGCTCGATAAAAATTTCCAGTTCGCCCCAGCTCGGCACATACGAGGCGGCTTGAAAATCACTGGCCTGGCGGGTCAGCCGGGGCAGGCCGGAAACGCAGGGCAGGTAACAGTGGTCATTTAGATCCGCAGGAAAATTGGACAAGTAGAGAACAATGGGCGTCTGGTCGGCCAGTCGCAGCACGGTGAGCTCCACCAGATAGATCTTAACGGTATTGGACCGGGCGGCCCAGTCTGAGAAGGCGCTCATCGTTTGGTCCTGATTTCCCGGGTGCGGATGGCCTTATTGGCAATCTTCACTGTCTGGGTATATTGATAGGTTTTGCTACGGCCGTCCGGGCCCGGGACGTGCACGGTAATGGGCACGGTGACCCGGCCGGCGCCGCCCGGGGCCCGGCCCTGGTTGAGATCCTGGAAGGTAACGCCCTGGGAGGATAACCGCTGGGCGGCCCGGCGGTTCAGTATCCACTCGCCGGTCTGGGCCTTTATAAGGCGTTCGTCCGGGCCTAAGTTCAGGCCGCCGTGGGCCACGATGACGCCCCGGTGGGCCACAATGCCGCCGCCGTGGAAGAAACCGAAGCCAATGGCATTCGCCGAGGCCATGATCGCCGCGGCGGTGCTGGCCGAAGCAATCAAGGTAGCCCCGGCCACGGCCGCGCCTGCTTCCAGCTCCAGGGCCGCAGTGGCGCCGGCGGTGACTAACGGAATGGAGGAGCCTAAAATTCCCTGGGCAATAACCATAAAAAGCTGGGAGACGGCCAGTTCCACCATGGACTGAATGGCAGTTTCGCCGATACTCCAGCCGATTTCGGCCAGGTCGGCCTTCTCGCCCCGGAGGGCGCCGATAATCCCCCGGGAAATGGTATCGGAGACAAACCTCTGTGCCCCGCCCAGGAGCGCCCGGCCCCGTTCGTAGCTGGCCTGCTGCCCCTGTTCCAGCATGCCTTTGGCGCCGGACTTGAGGCCGCCCAGAAAGCCGGACCCCTTCATATCAATCTCCATTTTCCGGCTGGCGGTGACCAGGCGCTGCATATCCCGAAGCTGCTCGGCCTGTTCCTGGGAGAGTTTACCCTGGAGCACCAGGAGGCGGAGGCTATTGGCGGCCCGCTGATCCTCCAGGTCGATAATTTCCTTCTGAAACTTGATCTGGGCCGGCAGGCCGATGAAGGTGAGCTCGGCCATTTTGCTGTACTGATCCTGGTAGATCCCCAACAGCTCGTTGGCCGTATTAATTTCCATCTCCTTTCTTTTGCCTGCGTACAGCTGGATAATCTTCTGCTCCTGCTCTTTGTTGCCCCGGAACTTTTTCAGGTAGGCCTCCTGCTCATACGCCAGGCCCTTGAATTGGTCCTTCATTGAGGTGGCATACCATTTATCGAAATCGTCGTTGAGTTTCTGGATCTTGGCCTGCTTGACCCGCTCCACCAGGACCAGGGCCTCGGCGGTGTCCGCTCCTTTGCGGCCGACTTTCTCGATATTGCCGATCTGCTGCTTGGCCCAGGCATTGATCTCGGCCAGGCCGCCCTCGCTGATCCGGGCCAGCTCCCGTTCCAGGCCGTCGATAATGGACAGCATCCGGTCCAGGGAGGCTTGCAGGCCCTTGTCGCCGCCGCCTTTACCGCCGCCGCCGGTTGCCGCGGCCGCCATTTTTTTGGCGATCGTCTGGCCTTTGGCTGTCGCGAGGTTGCCCACCGCGCCTTCGCCTTCGGTGCCGTAACCCACCAGACCGGCGGCTTTGGCTTTTTCGGCCGTCACCGCAGCGTTGGAGGTGCCGCCGAAACCATAGATCTGATCCATGGCCGCGTTGGTATTGGCGATGGCGCCGACAATTTTCGAGACGGCACTGGCGACCTTACCGGCCGTAGTAATCATGGCCACCATGACGTCCAGGACCGTTTTGACCGCGTCTTTGACGTTGTTCCAGCCGGACAGGATTTCCCCGGCGATCTGGGAGCCGTGTACCCGCAGATAATCGTTGAGCTGCCGGACCTGGTCCACCACAAACTCGTAGGCGCCTTCCAGACCTTCCCGGCCGACATATTTCAGGTTGCCTTCCAGGGTGGTGGTCTGGGCCTCCAGGGTCTTTTCGATCTCTTCGGCCGCGGCGGTAATGCCCGGCCACTGGGCGGCCAGAAACTGCAGCAGGGTGCCGGCTTCCCGGTGTTTATTGAGCACCTCTTCCCAGCCCGGCCCGATGCGGTCCTTGAGCTCCGAGGCCAGGAGCGAGCCGGCCCGGGCCTGGCCGTCCATGAGAGAACGGAGTTCCTGGTTGATCTGGATCTGGGTATTCTGGCCGGTGGTGGCCAGCTTGATGCGGTCGGCGATAACGCCCAGGGCGTTGACTTCGTCCAGGCGGACGGCGTAGCCTTTCTGGACCAGGACGTTATAAGCGGTCATGAGATCATCGAGGCTGGAAAAGCGCTTGGCGTCTTCTTTGCGGAGTTCCTCATACATGGTGCGGGAAAAGGCCAGGTTCTGCTTGAACATCTCAGCAAAAGAGCCCTGGCCTTTTTCGGCGACGTTGGTCAGGCCCGCAGCAATCCCGATGGTAGTCTGCTGAAACTGATCGATGGCTTTGAGCCCGGAGGTGAAGGCGGAAGTAATGGCGTCCCCGAGCTTATAGATCGAACCGACCACCAGGGCGTAGAGGCCCAGCTGTTTCGCCAGGGCGCCGGCGAACTGGTCCGCGGAGGCGGCGGCGGCCCCAAAGCCGCGCTGGCCGGCGGCGCCTAACTCATCCAGTTCCTTCCTGGTGCTCCGGATCTTAATGATGCCCTGATCGTCCACATAGAGTTCAATCGTCACCCGGTCCTTGGTTTTCATCGTCTTTCACCGCTTTGATCAGGGCCACCAGTTTTTTGATTAGATCAACCGACCATTCCAGGCCCAGGCCGTCGGCGATCTGACGCAGATTTTGCAGCTGCACGCCGCCCATACTGTCGTAGAGAACTCCGGCAGCCGTTTGGAACAACTCCCAGGCGTCTTCGTTGGCAGTCAATAATCCCGGATAGTCGCAGGTGGCGCAATTTTTGGGCGGCAGTTTTAACGTTGTCCGGACGTCCGGACAGGTGCTGCAATCCAGGCCGGTGTCCCGGTGCCACCTGACGACTTCCGTTAGTTTTTTATTTCCGTCTCCAGTTTTGCCTCCTGGAAGCGGGCCAGGTCCGTGCAGATCTCCCGGACGACGTTGTCCAGGCCGTAGGCCTCGGAGAGCAGTTCCCGCTTGTATTCCTGGGTGCACGGGATCTCCTCCGGGTAATCCTCCGGGTCGATAGGCAGCAGCCGGGCGTAGACTTCCCGGCTGAGGCCCCGCCAGTCCACGATGTAGGCGGCCAACTCAGCCAGCAGGATATCCACGTTGACCTTTTCCCGGGGTTGGCCGGAGCGGTCCCACTTGGTTTCCGTGGCCTTTTCCAGCATCTGGCGCATTTCGGACCGGGGCAGATAGCGGAGCTGGAGCTCGAAGCCCAGCTCATCAATCTTCACCCAGGTAGTCTTCGTCAGGCGTTTGCGCTCAAACATCAACTATGCCTCGTGATCGGCCCGGAGCCCGCCAGGTTGATGTCCAGGGTGGCAATGCCGTCCTTGGACTGGGACACCTTGTAACTGGTGACCCGGCCGCCGGCGTCGGCGTCCGTGGCCAGATCCGGGGCGTAGTAGATGGTGTCGTTGACGTAGAGCCGGATATTCTGGATCAGCGCCCCGGATTCCAAATAATCCACCAGCAGGGCCTGCTGCGCGTCGGTGGCGTTGACGTGGCCGGAAAAACTGCATTTCCAGCCCAGCATGCCGACGTTGGTGGATTCCCAGCCGGAGCCGAATTCCGTATCGTCATTCTCTTTAGTGGTGATGTCCAGGTCCCACTTCCCCAGGCCCCGGATGATATCGGTGCCGAGCTTGACCGCGGCCAGCCGTCCTGAAATAGAATTTGCCATGAGTTAGTCCCCCTTTAGGTCGAGCTGCCCAGCAGCACGATGTCATAGGTGGCCACATCCCCGGCCGCGCCATTGGCGATCTTTAGCAGGTCGCCGGTGCCGGCGGTAACGGCAAAGCCGGCCAGCGGGGCCACCAGGCAGAAGAAGCCGGACGGCGGAATGTTGATTTTATCGGTCGGATCAGCCACCCAGTTGATAAACTGGTTGGCAGCCGCGCCGCCGACGGTGAGCGTCTGGGTAGTGGAATTATTCTTAATGATGATTGCCTTTATTTTGGCGTAGGTCAGGGTGGCCCCGAAGGCGCTGGACAGGGAACCGGCCAGGTCTAAATCTTCGGAGGCGCTGTTGGCCAACGACCGCGTGTCGTGAAAGACCAGGTTGCATTGCTCGCTGGCAGTGCCGGATTCAAAAGCCTGCTCGTAGGTTTTGTTGAGCCGGTCAGTGGGATCCGCCAGATCCAAATCTTTCGTGTAGGTGCCGGATACCAGGAGCCGGACCAGACTGGTTAAGGTATCAGCCATAACTTTCCTCCATGACCACGCTGTAGGTGGCCGTATAAAGTACTAATTCCTGAGAAATGATCTGGGCCTCTTCCTGGAGCAGGGCGAGAGGCTGCAGGTCATCCCGCAACGTATAATCGATCAGAGCCAGGCGGACATCCGCCAGGATCTCATAAGCGCCGTCGTTGGCCCGCCGGGCGTCGTCTTCGCCCCGGAGGTTCCGGGAGACGACCAGCAGGTCAAAAATATATTCATGCTGGTATGCCTGAAATTCCAGGGGCTCGGACACGACTTTGGTCAGGGCCAGGAGCACCGCGGGGGTGCGCATGGCTAATTGCTGTGGGTCCTTTTCCAGCTCGCCGGCGTAGGTCTTGCAGGTCCTGAGATAGTCAAGCTCAGCCTGCAGGCGGGCGATGATCAGGTCTTCGATCTCAACGATGACCGACACTAGACCAGCCTCCCGGCCAGCAGATAATTGACCAGCATTTTATGAAACCGCTCCAAATCCTCCGGCTGGAAAAGCAAATACGGCCTGGCCGGGATAAAGATCTTTTTCCCCCGCCCGGCCTGGCCGCCGAACTGGTGGAGGGCGGCATAAATGACGTTGGTGCCGAGGGTCAGGGAGTCGCCGCCGGCGGTGGCGTAAATGCTGCGGCGCAGGCGGCCGGTGTCGGTGAGGACCAGGCGGCCGGACCAGGCGGCTTTGCCTTTCTTGCTCATCTTGTCCTTCTTGGTCCAGTAAGATCTCCGTTTGGTATGCCAGGCAACCTTTGTGCCGAAGGATATCGGCGCCCACTTCACCGGGCGGCCCTGGGCGTCAAAGTTTTTCTGGATGGAGCCCTTCATATACTCGCCGAAGGAGCGCATCAGGCCGGAGAGGTTCTCGCCCCGCTCCTCCAACCCCTGGAGGCGGGCCAGCACCTGGCCGGTCAGGACTTTGACGGCCACGCCGGCCATTAGAAATCACCCAGGAGCGTGCGGCTGAAAATCCTGGTGCCGCTCTCGATGTCCGCG